AATGTTTAACTCATCGAGCTTCATTAAACTCTCAAATGAAAACTCATTCATGCCCAAAAGGTCGGGTGCATTACGCATGATGTAGTGATCATAACGCACATCGTGGTTACCACACTTGTAATAGATAGCAGCGTTTGGGAATAGCTTGCGTAACGTTTGCAAGAACTGCCTTGTCATCAATACCTCATGCCCGAAGTTGCGTTTGCGTGGGTCTTTCTCAAATCGACTGATAGCATAAAAGTCAATGATATCACCATTGAGCAAGATGGTATTCACGTCATTCTCCAGTCCATACTTCAACGCCAGTGTCAATGCCTGAATGTTATGGTACGGCACGTGGATATCTGACAGCAACAAGATGTTGTTGTGGTTTATCGGTAGCTTAAACGCTTTGTAATGCGCTTCCTGCGATGGTGGCAGGTCAAGTGGATTAGATTCCGATGGTGCAAGCTCATCGAGTATGCTGCTAAATCCGTTTAGCTTAGACTCAAGGTGCTGAAGTTTACCCGGTGCATGTGCGACCTGCTGCTGCACGATTGCTTTCTCAGGGTTATTCCTTTGCCTTTGCCGCCACGCAACGTACATACGTTGGAAACCTTTGAAAGTAATGGTGATATTGTGGCGTTCCATCGCTTGACGGATGCGCTCATTCAGTACACCTTCCTGATTTTGAATCTCAAGATATACGTGAAGGTATTTGGCTTTAGTCATGGGCTATTATTTGCCCCGCAAGTACCCTGTCAATTCTGCGAGGTTGTTCGATATCTGCATATTCTGAACAGCTATGGTGTCTATCTTGCCTTCGAGCTTATTCATAGCGTTCAGTTTAGTATTGAATTCTTCTTTGGTATCCTTAATAGATTCAGCAAGCATAGTGACCTCCCTTTTGTGATATGATTCAACGGTCTTTAGTGATGTGCTAACCTTTACCACATCCCTCTTCAATGCGTAGTACAAGCCAGTGAGTGATATTGCACCACCGACTATGGTCACTAAATCTCTTGGTTGAAAGTCCATTTTATAACAGTGTAAAATATATAGTAGAAAAAGCAATGGCTGTGATTCCAAATGTTAGTGCTGTGTTGGAAAATATTAACCGTCTGTTCCGTTGCTTCAACTGCTTTATTTCATCGTCTTTCTCAGCATCAATAGCCTTTTCAATAGCCTGCTTGTTTGCGTAGATTGCCTGCAATGTTTCATAACTATCTGCTTGAATGCCCGTTATCTTAGAGTAGTAACCGACCTTTAACTTCTCAAGTTGGTATAGGCTGTCTATTTCCAAGGCAGTGCCATACCAATACATCATGCTATTGTAGTTGAGATTGAAAAGTTGCAGATCGTAGGTTGTAAGTTCGGGTGTAAAATCCTGCTTTAAGTAGGCTGTCCGACTTTTTGAGCGTTGTGCGGAACTGCTTAGAGGCAGCAGCATTATCAGAATTAAGAATGTTGAAAGTTTCATTGCGATAGTATTGGTTGGTTATTTCTTGTTGCTGTATGATGGTATCACCTTTCACATTGAGTGAATCAATCTTCATAAATAGCGTATCTGTTTTTTGCGTGTTGCGCTCAATGACTTTGTATAGCGAATCATTGATGCTTTGCAAGCGGTCGATAGCCGGGTTTGGTTTATCCTTGCATCCCTTGAACAGCGTAATGATGCACACACCTACAACAGCAATGATTGCAAAGTAGATTACTATTCTTCTCAGTTCGTTTTTTTCCATCGTGTAATATGTAAGTTCTTAGATAGTGGACGAATCTTGTAGTACACACCATCACGTGTGCGGCTGTCACGCATGCCTTGCTCGTTCGTATTTCCCTCAATCGTACGTACTGAATACTTAGATACCCTGTCTACTATTCCAGTGTGTCCTATGCCCTTAAAACGCTTTCCCTTAAATGAGTTGTAACTAAGTGTCATTACCAAAACATCCTTATCGCTAAACGCTTGCAGGAACTTTCCATCGGTGAAGATTACATCACGCTTGTTGTACGCAGTAGGTGACCACCCCGTGATGGTGTGAGGTATACCGCACTCGTTAAGCATTGCCATGACAAAGAAAGAACACCACGCATAGCCGGGTTTCCACCCTTCCTGCTTCATAAGAATGAGCAGAGCCTTGTCATTGAAGCCCATGTTATTGCCGCCCCTTTCTTGTACACCCACAAACGCAGCAGAGGTTACCCTTACGCAGTAACCGTCATCAGCATGTGTAGAATGTATAGGTAGGCAGCAAAGTAGAACGCATATAAGCACAGATATAAAAGAACCTTTTGCCATGTAGTGAGGTAAGTGTTTATTTCGTACTTAACTTCTTTGTTGTATATCTCCTTTTGCAATGCCCGAAAATTGAATCTGATGCCCAAGAAAACAACGAAATTGGCAAAGACCATGACCATTGCAGCCAATACGATATACTGTATGTATTCCGTGCTAATGAGTGCATCACCAAAATAAGCAACCGATACCGTACCCGATATGGCAAACACCAAAAAGGCAAGGGGTATCGACCAAAAGCCATCGAATAGTTCGAGCTTGTAGCGTAGCTTCTTAAAGTCTACGCCTTCAGGCTTACTTGGTTGTTGGTTTGGCTGCTTCTTTGTTGCCATTGGCACGTAGTTTTAGTGACAACTCACGCTCGTACTTGCGCAAACGTTCAGTGTAATCTTGTTTCAGTGTCTTCTTTTCACTCATGGTATGCGATTGATGATGTTACGTGAGTAGGTAGGACGAAATGAAGTGGATGTATTGCCTGTGCTGAATTGATAGTTTAGTGTATTAGTTACATCCGTGCGTGGTGATCTATCAGGCCATGTAGCAGTTGAGTATTCAGGGAACAAACTTGAGTTTGCACATAGGTAATCAACGAGCAAAGTGGTGTAGTGTTCTGCATTCTGCCTTGCACGGTCTATCATATCCTTCATAACCACATCCGACACGGGTACGGTGTCTTCAGATTGACGTTGCACCAGCGTGCCATTGTCCATGCGATAGCAAAGGTTAGGCGTTACATCCACCATTACCCACCAAAGCAACATCTTTTGGATATAGTCCTCAAGTAGTATCTGATAGTTGCCCGCAATCGTGTTGTTTGCTACATCGTCCTTAATCTTGTTCAGCAAGTCAGTACCAAGAAATGGTAACAGCCATTTGTCCTGCGCAAGATATACGGACGGATAAAGTATGTTAGGGTCAACACTACCATTAACCGTTGTATATTTCTTTATGTAGTTCTCTGAGATTAAAAGTACTTCTGCCATAGTTGTAATTATTGATTGCCGTAAATAGGATTGGTTGGTAAGAAGCCGTTGTAAGGCATATCTTCAGGAAGCTTTGCCACAAGGGCATTATTGCGCACCTTATATCCCATGCGTTCAGCAAGTGATACAGCGATACGCTTTGCATCAGGGTCGTTGGGATTAATCTTTGCGCCCTTTGCATCTACATATACACGCTTTTCCCAAAAGTGTTTGCAGTTTCCACCGCCCTTGTAGAACCAAATGTCGTAAAAATCAGACCCGTTAGGCCCCCATCCGGGATTTACATCAACAAACTCCATTGCCTGAATATCTTCCATGCGGTAGAGCTTACCTGCTTCAAGCATCTTGCGACAGAATGGGCGCATATTATCATGCCTAAAGTCACCTGCGTAAACGTAACGAGTAATAAAGTACTTGCCATCGATAATGGCATCTTGCTCGCTCTTTGCCCCTGGTCTTGCCGCCCCCGTACGCACCGCAAACTCGTGTTCGATTTCTTCATCTGCGTTATACGCATCAATCAAAATCCATTCTTCTTTCCAGTCTTCGCCTAATGCAATCAATGCATCCCCTGCTGTGCTAACATCTTTTTTTTTTTCGTCACTCATGATGACTTCCTGCGGTTGCAAGCTACCCGGTAACACATCAGCAAAGATTGCATCGACCGTTGCAGCAGGTAGTGTTGGGAATGCAGCCTGTACAATTGCCTTAGCACTTGACACTGGCACAGCTCCCGCTGCACTTTGCATTACGATATCTACAAGCGATGTAATCTGCGCACCATTCAAGGCAGTAGCAGCAACATCCGCAGTAGTGCCGCCCGTTGTATCCGCAATAACCTCCGCTTCTTCGACTGCAAGTGGTGTGTTCGGTACAATCTCAAAGGTTACACCCGGCAATTGATTGCTTAATAGTTCTTCGATGCTGTGGTTAATCATAGCCTGATACGGCTCAATCACTTGCTTGTTGAATATCTCAAGACCAACAGCCATTTCGTCCTTATTCGAGCCGAACCCTGTACCTACGTCACGTATACCAAATAGCAGCGGGGTAGTAACACGATGCGCTGTAATAATCTTTTGCTGTGCGGTAGTATCCATAAGTTGATACTGCTTATCCGCATCGTTTACAGGGAATGGTGTAATCTCAGTCTTGGGTTGATCACGTTCGTTAAAGAACATAACCACCTTGCCTGCATTACGTGCGCCACTCATCTTGTTCTCCCAATCCATCATCATTTGCTGCTTCTGTTCAGGCGTTGCCTGCCCGTTGTAGAAGTTGATGATAGTAGAAGGAAAAAGACCGTTTGAAATTTGGTTGATATGAAAGATTGAAATCTGCTTATCTAACTCAATATAGTTAATGGCACTCCAGTAATCCGGGCGTGGGTAGGAATCACTACCCGTGTATGTGAAACACCAATAGATTTGGCGTGGCTCTTCAGTACGTGTTAAATAGTTGTATTTGGGTATGAATTCGGGCGTGTTCTTCTTCTTGCGAATGTTGCCCCAATCGTAGCTATGGAAGATACCTATTTCGCTTTCGTCATCTTGACTGATTGCAATACGGCACTCTTCAAATGGTATAGGGTTTAGCTTGCTTATCACCGTGCGGTCATTGCTCCAAATCACTTCGATAAAGAAACCGCCAAACAACTTCAAGTCTTTTGCACAAGCATAGGTCAAAGTATCCACATTAAGTGCATCGAGTTCCGCCTGATATTGCTCAGACTGGATACCCTTACCCGCAATCATATCACCAATCGCCACAACGAGTGAACCATGCACGGGTGATTCGTGCGATAGGTCACGCAGGTACTGCGGGAAATCGTTTGCATCTCCGTAGTTTACCCATCCTTTGCGGTCTACTTTTTCTGCATCACTCTTAGCTACGTATTCACTAAGCTTCAAGGATACTATATTCGATTCGTTATGGCTCATATATTATATCGTTTGGTATGGTATTGATAGGTACATCAAACCAACTTGTATTGTCATTTAAAACAGCATACCCACGCTCCACAATACCAACAACAGCAGCGTTTGTCGGATTAGTATTACTTGGAGAATTTTGGCCGTACACTTCATAGCGGTATCTACCCGCCAAAGTTAAGCCAATCGTGGTAATAGTCAGATGTGTTACACGTACCGATTCACTAACAATCGTTGCAACCTGTGCAAGCTTATTCCCGGTAGTGCTATTCTCTTCGTGTGTGAGAATGATAAGATAGTTTGTGAATGCTGTGCTGTAGTACTGCCGTGCTTCATCTAATGAAAGATACACTTGTTGATTAGCAGTATTGGTAGTTAAGTAGATCATTAGCCTTTTATTTAAAAAGGGGCAAGTGTAAACCTGCCCCCTTTACAATACAACAAGAACACAAACGGAAACAATTCTTAGTAAGCAGGGTTTACAGTAATACCTGGGAAGTTATCGAAAGGTACTGCTGTGAAAGGCTCAAGGTGTACAGCAGGAGTAAGGTTCTCCGCAATAGTAGTCACCTGATAACCCATAAGGTCTGCCTTCTGCTGTCCTGATTGAACAGTACCAGCGGTAAGCTGTGAACCTTCAGTTGTTCCAACCAACAAGATTTGGTCATCGTTGGTACGTACAAATACAATCATTTTTGCCTTCGCAACGTTCAAGAATTCGTTGCGCATTTCTTGGTTCAACTTACCGAAAGTCCAACCAACTTCTTGCGAAAAGTAAAGCGTACCCGTTTCCAAGTTTTTGTTTACTGTTTCAATGTAAGAACCGCTGTTGCGGAATGGAACGTAACGATAGATTTCCCATGTAGGCAAGGCATCTACTTCACCATCTGTACCACCAAAGGTGACACCAGACATGAAGTCTACACCTGTTGTTGGGTCAGTGTAGTTAGTAATTAGAACCTCTTTGACCCCACCGATACCTTCGAGGCACCCTAATGTGAAGCCCGTAGTCAACTCACAAGCCATAGTATTGATTTTTAATTAGTTATATAAAGGGGGCTGTTACACCCCCGTTATGATTTTAAAGATTATGCTCCCCAGTATGTGATATCCTCACCTACTGCAATCTGCGCTCCGAGGTAGAAACGTGCGCCGTAACGTACGTTCTGTGAACCATCCAAGTTTTGCATATCCAAGATGAACACTTCGTTCATTTGGTTTTCCTGCCATGTACCAAGCATCAAGTTTGACTTCTGTGCGAAGATGATGTTGTTTGCAGTCATACCCGGGCATACGTAGATTTCGTACATACCTACGAAACGCTTAGCTACTTCTGGTCCTGCGGTTGCATACCATCCGTTGCCATCAGCGATTTGCGCTTGCATGTAAGCTTCCCATGCAGCCTGTCCCATGTAAAGTGCAGGCTTTTCAGCAGCACCTTTAACAGCAGCAGGGGCAGTGTTGATGATGTCCCAAATGGTGGCGATAATGTTGGTAGAATCCAAAGCACCTGAACCCGCAGATACAGCACCTGAACCACCCGCCTTAATCAAAGTTTCGAAACCATCGTACTGACCAGCTGTTGCATTAACACCTGACCACATGATTGTTTCGTTAGCAGCAGCGATACCACCAACCAAACGGCCAATGATAGCATCTTGGATTTGTGTGTTTACACGTCCGCTCATTACATCAGCAGTAGTCCAGTCAATGAAGAAATCCTTCTTACAGATTTGGCGTTGAACTTGGAATTCTTCCAAAGTCAAAATGCGCTCGGTCAAAGTGATCGTACCTGTTGGGGTAAAGTCACATGTACCTGCAGCAAATGTTACAGTGTCATCAATCTTACGTACCACTGATTTGTAAGGTACGTTTGGCTTCATAGTCACGTACTGTGCAGATACGTTTGACAACAAAGCTTTAGCTACGATTTCACCAGCTAATTCACCTGCATAGGTGGTGGTGAGTGAAGTTGTTGTTGGCATTTTTAATTAAAATTTATGAGGTGAATTAATTTACTTTTTTAGCACGCAAGGTTTCCATGAAGTCGCTGAATGAGTTACCATTCGAAGCAACAACAGGTGCAGCGTTTTTCTTAAACTCTTGTGATTTAACTGAAGGAACAGCTGGGGCTTTCTTTACAGATGCAAGCTCAGCCTTTACAGATGCAGTTTCGTTCTTTGCAGATTCAACCGCAGCAGCAAGTTCTGTTTTTTCAGTTTCAAGTGCAGCGATACGCTCAGACAATTGACCGATTACAGCAACGAGGTCTTCGCTGCTCATCTCAGTAGATTGTTCTTCACGTTCTATTTCGGCAATAAGGCCATCTTCGCCTACTACCACTTTAGTTACACCGTCCTCAAGCAGGTACTCGCCCGCAGGAACTGGCACTGGATTGCCTTCAGCATCCTGAGTGTAGATATCCACACCTACTACCCACTCATCAGCGGTAGAATAAATTTTAGTACCATCATTCAAAGTACCTTCTACTGCAAACTTAACCTCCGTTGCAGGAGCTTCAGCAGCTGTTTCTTCTTCGAACTTGATACCGATGGTTGAAGGGTCAATGCCGTACTTTGAGAATACGGATTTGATTTGTTCTTTAATGTTTGACATCGATTAGTATTTGGGTATAGTAGCAAAAAATGAATTTTGTTACATCCAATCCAATCTCTTATCTTCGCTGTGTAATTAAATACTTCTTTTTATGAAAGCAACACAAACACTCAGTAAGAAAGTTTCGGCACGATTGACCGAGAAGCAATACAAGATGATTGCTAAAAATGCGAAAGCATCGAAGATGAACATAGCGGATTACATCCGTGCGTGCATACTTTGATTGATTATGTTTTGGTTCAAAAAAGAAGCCCCTCGTTTGGGGCTTTCTTTTTAACTTAAAGTATACCTAAACCATTCTACGATTAACGGCACTAATATAAAAACTATTTCTTCACCTCAATACTTGCATCGTTGTTCGAACTCACCGCATCGGGTGATCCATTAACAGCAACGATAGACAAAGTGTATTTGGTAGGTATAGGTGTTACGGGCATGGTGATGTTATACACGCTTGCAAACGATGCGCTACGTCCTACGTCAATTACATCGGCACGATTCCATGTGCCATTAAATCCACCCACGAAACCATGATTGACTTTTAACGAGGTAATCTTTACACTGCCTTTGTTGTGGAAGGTGTAACGGATACGCACACGATTAGCATCGAGCCACTCGTAGCTATCAATTGTTACCGAAGCATCCGTGCCCGTAGTAGGTGGATTAAGTGCGGTAATGGTGCAGCCCGTACTGATGCTATTATCATTCTCATTCAGTTCAGGAATCACCATGTTTGGATCTATGGTAAGCGTAAACACACTATTCCCTATCTGATTGTTTGGCAATCCGAATGGTGTTATCATGGTGGTTACCTGTTGCCCTTTTGGAATGGTCACGCTGCCAGTGTAGAAGGTGAACACGCTACCATCGGGACGCTTGAACGATAGGTTTATGGTAGTGGTTATATCCTTGTCGTAAACCCTGTCTACATTCACGCTATACACAACATTGATGGATGTGCCTTGTACTGCATTAGCAGGTGTGCTAATGGTACCGAATAGATTGTACTCAGGTGTTGGCACAGGCACAGGGTTGCCACCTTGCAAGGTCTTTGCAATGGTTACCGCTGCGAACATATCTACCACACCATAGCCGAGTTCAGCACTCTTACCATTAGCATC